CGTATTGTCGCTCCAAGAGGAGCCTTACGTACGACCACACGTGCCCTAGGCACGTGTGGAAACACTTATGGTATCTCTAAGATATCATAGGTGCCGCTGTTCCTTCTTGGAATACAGCGAACGCCTGATTCCCGTTCGGGAATCGGCGTAGTAGGTCGCCGGTGGCTATGCCCTCGCCGACCTTTCGCGAAAGTATATTCGTGAAATGGAGGACTACCTTGGTGAGGGGGTCCCCCATTAGGACGCCCCTGCGAAGCAGGATGACGTTCTTGTCTTCTCCCAGGGGAAGACCAATATCCTTCAGTGCACCTGATGCACTGAAGAACACTTTGCGCGGTGTGTAGCACACCGCGCAAACTAATCCTTGAAGGATGCGGGGTATCCCGCATCTCTTCATCCACTTCATCGCGATCAATTTCGCGATAGAGTGTACCAGGCGGTCTGTCGCCTCCTGGTAATCCGTACTTGCGAAGAAAATGTCTTCCCAGTACGATATCCGGTCGATATGATCATTGTAGACATCTTCGACCCTACGACTCCTGTCCTCTTTGAACATGAGTTCGTATATCTCTTCTGAAGAAAAGTCTTTGAAGAGATTCCATCCGTGGTGGGCCTTGCCCATCCCGGATTCGGAGCTCTTGAAGCCCTTCTTTAAGGGCCAGGAGCATATTTTGGAGACCGTGTCAAGCACGATCTTCAGAGCCGCGTGTCCTTTTGTGACTACGCGGGCTTTCCCGGGTTCTCTGACAATGGTCAGAGCTACCTCTCTGAGTGTCTCTGGACTTGTGTTCAGGACCTCGTCAAGGCAGGCGTGGAAAATCGCCGTGCCTATTGATTCGAAGGATTCCCTGGGAACCCATTCGACTACATTTCCGCTTTCTAAGTCCCGTACGGGAATTGAAAGCTCGTCATACTTCTTCATAAGATCAAGTATGGCTTGGGCGGTTCCACCGTCCTTACGAGTCTCCTCCCAGCAGGCGGAGCCCGTTACTGTCACCCTTGCCTTTGTAGACAAGCCGGTGAAGACGTGATCAGGGACAGCCCTTATCACGTCGTCCATCGCTGCCGACAGCAGATTTCTGTCGGTGGTGGACACTACTGGCGGTAATTCACTTACCGACAGCAGAAACTTCCTCTTGCTCCGTAGGACTACAAGAGGGGGTGGGGTCCCAGATCCTCTAGTCTGGGACAAGGTACCAGCGAGATATAATCGTTGGTACCCCGTATGACAGACTGACCTGCTCCAGGTTCGTCTGTAAAATGACTGTATCCATCTAGGGACACAGTCAAGCTCCGAAATCCCGGAGCATTCATCCTTATGTATCATAAGTTTGAATTGTTTACGAGCAGATTTGATCTGTTCGTAATGAGTGCGTTCGTTATCTAACGAATGCACTGTGATCTCACCGTCGATGAATTCGTCGGTGAGAAGGATAGATATGGCCTGTAAAATGAACAGGTCATACTTGTTCCAATCCCAGATTTCTTCTGGGTAGGAAAGAAACCGTTGAAGGAACATTCCATCAACGGTTTTCAAGACTTCTATCAGCCTCTGGGCTCGATAAGTCTTATTTCTCGGCTTACTATAGTCAGCAAACCGAGACTGTTCCTCCTTTGTCCAAATTGGATCATGGAGGCCTCTTACGAAGAATGAGATTCTTCGAAAGAATGTGTTAGCGAAATTCCTTAGAGGATCTTCGCTACTAGACGCTGCGCGTCTCGCCGACTGGACCCTATGGCCCCAGTGGGTGTGGTTGAAGATGAAATACATCTTCTCCCTGTGATCCTCTACCTGGGTAAACCTGGTAGAGTTCTTACGCTCTGACCCAAACAGTTTGGGTGAGAGCTTGTCCTGGATCCGGTGGCAACCACCGGGCCAGACGTTTATCTTGGGCCTTTCCTTCAAATATTGTGAAGCGAAAGACCAACCTGCGAAGATCTTCCATGGATCTTCGTAGTGCCATCCTGACCTGGAATTCTCCATGTCAGGGATAACCTCGTCGTCGGAGTCATCTCCTTCGACGGGAGCCTCATAGGGAGAATTCTCTATGGGCGATTCTTCTTCCTCCCCTCCAAAGAGGGCGGGGAAGAAACCGTCTTCCGCGAGATGCGGTTCGACGGCCTTCGACAACTTACTGCCCGCCTTGCGGATAGTAAGTGCACTTGGCACCTGTTTCAGGTGCAAGTGATGGACCCCAGTGACGTAGTCACTGAGGTCTCCTGGTACGACCTGACGTTCTAGACGCCGGTCGTAGTATAGCATACACTCTTCTATAAGAGCATATGCTTTGGCGCAATGGATCACATTGTAGTGATCGAGTTGTACCATACCTAGTTGCCAC